GACGAATTGCACGAGTTCGGCAAGGTCGCCAAGGCCGAAGACATGCTGGTGGAAGGTACGGGTGGATTGATGAGCCGCCCCGAAGGCTTTGTGATCTACCTAACTACGCAATCAAGTGAGCCGCCGGCAGGCGTGTTCAAGAAGGAATTGGATTACGCACGCAAGGTGCGCGATGGCAAGGTTGACGATCCTACTTACCTGCCGATCATCTACGAGTTCCCCGACGAATACCTCGATCCGAAGACCAAACCGTACCTTCGGGAAGAAAACTGGTACATGACCAACCCGAACCTTGGGTTGAGCGTAGACCTCGATACGTTGCGTCAAAAGATAATGAAAGCCGGAGAAACCGGCGAAGACTCGCTGCAAAGTGTCGTAAGTAAGCACCTAAACATCCAGATCGGTTTGGATTTGGGCGCAGATCGTTGGCCTGGTGCCGATCATTGGGAATCGGCGTGCGTTAAGACCGTGGATTCGATCAAATCGCTGATCGAGCAGTGCGAAGTCATCACTTGCGGCATCGACGGCGGCGGTTTGGACGATCTTCTGGCACTGACGTTCACCGGGCGCGTTACTGGCACCGTGGATCGCTTTCTAAGCTGGTCGCACGCATGGGTATACGAACCGCTGCTGGAAACCCGCAAGGAAATCGCAGACCGGTTGCGCGACTTCGAGAATGACGGCGACTTGACCATTGGTACCAACGTGGACGACATGGCGAAAGCAATGGCCGTGATGGTCAAGGCCGTCTTTGTGTCTGACTTGCTCGCAGGCATAGGTATCGACCCGGCGCGCATTGCACTACTGACACGCGCGCTGGCGAACGAGGGGATCATTGACGCCGAGGAACCGGACCCCAAGTTTTACGTCAAGATTCGCCAGGGTTGGTCGCTGTACTCGGCCATGCTTTACATGGAAGTGGCGCTTGCCGCTGGGCGTTACAAAGTGGCAGACCAACCGCTAATGAACTGGTGCGTGGGTAACGCCAAGGTCATTGCGCGCGGCAATGCCATGCTGGTAACGAAGGAGGTAAGCGGCAAGGCCAAAATCGACCCGGTGATGTCCTCGTTTAACGCAATGGAGTTGATGTCGTACAATCCACCTGCTAGGACGGGCGGCTACAGCCTGGACAACCTTTCGATGATGGGATAACAGCCTATGGCAATCATGCTCGGTAATTGGTACTCCCGCATCAAGGGGGGCTGGAAGACGGTAGGGGCCGCAGGGGTTGGGGCATTCGATTACGGGCAGGATTGGATTCCGACCGAGGTTGGTCCGATCAATGCCATGAAGCTGTCGGCTTACTTCGGCTGCGTCCGTCTCCTGTCGGAAACGATGGGGTCGATGACCTTCCAGATATACGACAACAGCAACAACGTGGTTGACGACCACGACCTGTACGGCTTGATGCGCTACATGCCCAATCAGTACCAGACGGGCGATGCGTTCATCAGTGCGATGGCCGGCAACAAAAACGTGTTCGGCAATTCGATGGCGCACATCAAGCGTTATTCGACTAACGGCAAGGCTTACGAACTGGACTTCTACACCACCGACTTGTGGGGCGTGGATTGCGACGCGCAAGGCCGACCGAAGTTCAGCCTCAACGGCGAGCATGTGCCCAGCCAGGACGTGTTGCATTGGGCAGGCTTCGGTCTGTCCGGATATTGGGGCTTGCCCAGCCTGGTTGCCGGCGGCGAAGCCATGTCGATGCAGATCGAGTCCAACCGGTCTGCCGCGCGCACGTTCGCCAGTGGTCTGCGAGCCGGCGGCTTCTTCAAGATGCCGGAGAATCGGCAGGCGTTCACCGATGCGCAGTTGGAGAAGTTCAACGCAGAACTGCGCAAGTTCAGCTTGCCGCAGAACACGTCGCGCTGGTTGCCGCTGCTACCGGGCATGGAGCCGGTCGCCAACGTGGCTTACCGGATCGACCCGGTAACGGCGGAACTGTTACAGTCCCGGTACTTCGGTATCGAGGAAATCTGCCGCTTCATGGGTGTCCCGCCGCCGCTGATCGGGCACACCGACAAGGCATCGTCGTGGGCATCGTCCATCGAAAACCTCAACCAGTTCCTTGTTGACTACACGCTGCTGCCGCAGGCTATTCGCCTGGAAAACCAGATTGCGATGAAGCTGCTTGGCCGGAACGAACGCAATCGGTTGCAGCCGAAGTTCAACCTGGATGCCCTACTGCGGGGCGACATCGAAAAGCGGTTTAAGACCTACGAAATCGGCTGGGATGTGGGCCTGTATAACTCCAATGAGATGCGGGCCAAGGAGAAGTTGCCGCCGCGCGAGGGTGGCGAGGTATACAATACGGGTAGCAACGGTCGTCGGGCGTCCGGGGGTAACGAAAATGGCTGACAGGTTCATCAAGCTGGAACGCAACTTCACGATCACCAAGTCACTGGACGACTCGGGCGAGCTCGAGGGTTACGCTTCGGTCTTCGACGTGGAAGACCACCACGGCGATACCGTCAAGAAGGGCGCGTTCAAGACTGGCTTGCAAAAGCTGGCGAAGGAAGGGCGCAAACTCAAGATGCTCTACAACCACACCGAATTGATCGGTGTGTTCAAGAGTGCCGAGGAAGACAGTAAGGGTCTGTACGTCAATGGCAAGTTGAGCCTTGGCGTACAGAAGGCCGACGAAGCCCGCATCCTGATGCGCGACGAAGCCCTGGACTCCATGAGCATCGGCGGTTACGTCCGGAAGGAACTGTGGGACAAAAAGACGTTCAAGCGCGAGTTGCAGGAAATCGAACTGCGGGAAATCAGTCCCGTTGTTTTTCCGGCGCTTGACGCGGCCCGCATCGTTAGTGTGAAATCGCTCGCGGGTGACGCCTCCTTGGCCGATGTGGAACTGGTCTTGCGCGACGCAGGATTCAGCCAGAAGGATACCAAGCGGCTCATCAGCATCATCAAAGGCATCGGACCCCAGCGTGACGTTGGGCGGATCGCCGGATCACTCGACAATCTGCAATCCATCCTCAACAACATCACGGGGTAACGTTATGAAGAACATCCGATACATGCTGCTGGCGGTCGCGCTGCTGTCCGCCCTGATCTGCGGGCTGGTGCTGGGCTTCGACTCGATGGCCTTCCAGACTGGCGCTGCGTTCGCCGTCCTCTACGCCGTCAAGCCGTTCCTGCCGACCTTCAACCTGGGTATCGACGGCCTGGCCCGCGCCGATACCGACATGACCGAAAAGGTCGAAGCACTGACCAAGAGCCTGGGTGATGCCACCAAGTCGTTGAAGAAGCAGCAGGACGACTTGCAGGATGCACACAAGCAGGTCATGGGCGCGCTGGAAAAGGGCGAAAAGCTCGCTGCGGAGAACAAGGAAAACATCGACAAGGCCATCAGCAAGGCCAACGAGACGGCCACCCTCGTCACCGAACTGTCGCAGAAGTTGGACGACCAGGTGAAGAAGGCGCTGCAAACTCCGCGCGGCCCGGTGTCGGTGCGTGGCGAAATCCTCAAGTCGCTGGAAGGCGACAACAAGGATCGCTACAGCCAGTTCCTCAAGGGCGATTCGCGCAGCCTGCGGCTGACCCTCAAGGAAATCACCAGCGCCGATGTCGGCACCGGCATGAAGCGCGAGCCGCACATCGACTCGCTCATCAGCCTGGAACGCCAGCCGCTTCGCATCCGCAACCTGCTGACCATCGTGCCGGTGCAGTCCGACGCGGTGAAGTACGGCAAGCAGACCCTTCGCGACAACAAGGCACGCATCGTCGCCGAGGGCACCAGCAAGCCGTACAGCAACTACAAGTGGGAAGATGCGACCGCGACCATCGAAACCATCGCGCACCTGTCCAAGCTGACCCTGCAAGCCCTCGCGGATGCTCCGCGCCTGGCTGCGGAAGTCGAATCGGAAATGCGCTTTGGCCTGGCGATGGCCGAGGAAGACGAAATCCTCAACGGCGACGGTACCACCGGCCACCTGTCGGGCCTGATCGAGAACTCGACGGCCTACGCGGTGCCGGCGGGCATGGACACGAGCGGCATCCTGACCCCGGTGGATCGCCTGCGCGTGGCGATGCTGCAAATCCACCTGGCCTACGCGATTCCGGATGGTCACGTCCTGAATCCGATCAACGTCGCGGAAATCGACCTCCAGCGGCGCGATCCGGACAACGGCGGCGGCTACCTGTACTCGCGTCCGGACGGCGATACCGGCGTGGTCCGCCTGTGGCGTCTGCCGGTCGTGGAGTCGCCCTCGATGGCCGTCAACGAGTTCCTCACCGGCGCATTCAAGTACAGCGTCCACCTGTACGACCGCCAGGGCGTGACCGTTGCCATCAGCACCGAGAACGACGACGACTTCGAGACCAACAAGGCCACCATGCGTTGCGAGTCGCGCATCGGCCTGGGCGTGCGTCGTCCCTACGGCCTGGTGTCCGGCAGCCTCAAGAGCGGTTCCTAAACCGCCAAGGTGACACCGGCTAACGGTGTGGTACAGTGGCCCCCATCGGTAACGGTGGGGGCCATTTTTATGTGTGTCACAGGGCTGGCGATTCTGATGGTTGCTCTTGTGGTGGCGTTAGCAGGTTTCGCCATTTGGGACACGTTGTACGCGGAGTACGACAAGTATGGGGAATAGGCGTGCAGTGATCGTGGCGTCGGGGCCATCAGCCCGTGGGTTCGTGCCGCCACCCGATGTTCCCGTCATTGCCGTCAACGGCGCTGGGGTATGGCTCCCGCGACTGGATTACTGGTTTTCGCTGGATGCCTCACAGGCCAATCGCGCCTACTTACGCACTGCCGCTGGCCGTGGCGCGCAATGCCACATCGCCGGCCAACCCTGGTTGCTCCACGCTTCGTGTGTGCGCATTGCAACCTACTGGTCCCGCGTAGATTCCCTGCATACTTACGATGAGCCGCAACCGCGCGGCACTCCCGAATGGTGGTTGTGGCGGCTCGGGGCGGTTCTCGGCATCTGCAAGCAACCAGGTCACATCCACACGGGCAACAGCGCATGGGGAGCGCTCGGCCTCGCATGGCACCTGGGGTTCCGCGACGTGGCGTTGGTAGGTGTGGATGCGACCAGCGAACCGCGC